CTGGGCCCCTGTCTATATGGGTCTTCAGTACAACATACGTCCTGGACATAATCAGCTCATTTCCGCGAGTGACTCTTCTCAATTAGTAACTGAGATCTGCACTCGGCTCCTTTCGGAGCGTAATCGGTCTGGAGCTAATTCGTCTGAGAACCTTGCTGAACTGGGAAAGACCCTGTCGATGGCTCGCCATCCTATCGGTTCTTGGTGGAGGTGGTACAACAACTCCTACGCCAAAACCGCTGGGATGTCGACCGCTAACGCCTGGCTTGCGTACCGTTATGGTATCAGGCCTCTTGTTAGCGACCTTAACACTATCATGCAGCAGCTTTCGAAGCGCTACTCGACCCGTAGGACTAATAGGGCCGGGGGCAGTTTAACTGCTCGCGGATCCTATACTCTTACGCATTCGAAAGGCATCGCATTTACTACGTTTTCGAAAGTAGTTGACGAAACGTATACAGTGCGTGCCATGACGATTGACGAATTTGTAGTCTCGGTCTCCTATCGGTTGGGTTTCACTGCTAAGCAGATTGTTACCCTTCCTTGGGAGCTCGTTCCCTACTCGTTCGTGATCGATTGGTTTGCTAACGTCGGGGATTTCCTCGGTGCTATGGCAGACTTTGCGTTATCGGAAAAAGCTCTGGGCTCATGTGTCGTAGGTCGGTGGGACATACAGGAGTCATATAACCTCTTGACTACTGTTAGTTCCAATCCCTACTACACATTCGATCGTATCCCTTACGGGTCGATCGTTGCGAAGGCGATCTTAAAAGCTCGCTCTCCGGGCCTATCAGGACCTGGCCTCGTTGTCAAGTCGAATTTTCGTCTTGATGAGGCTATCCGCATCGCCGACGCGCTTTCTCTTGTTGAGCAAGCGCTAATTCGGCGATTCCGCTGAGGTAGTAATACTTCAGCTTTTCTAAGGAGTAATCCTGATGTCTCTTACTATCAACGCAAAGACCTACACCGCCGACTCGTTCCAAAAGGACTCGGTCTCCTACATCGGGACGGCTAAAACCGTTTCGGTGAAGGATGACACCAAGCTCTCGAGGACGGGACCGAAGCCTACGGCTTCCTTCTCCGGTGTCGGTCGAACCAACGCGAAGTTGACGCGGACCTTGACGTTGACGGGCGCTCTCACCCCCACTGGGGATGCGATTTG